TCCGCCCGCCAACCCGACCCCCGCCGAGACGCCTGCTCAGCCAGCGACTCCGGCCCCGACCGCCGAACCCAAGCAGGGTGAGCCTTCGGAGCATCGGGCCAGCGGAACCGTCCACACCTTCCGGGTGAACGGCACCGACGTCAACGACTTCGCAGCCGTGCAGTTGCACATCGACTCGCTGGAGAAGGTGGTCCAGGACACGAAGGTGAGCCTCCGGAACACCTTCGTTGAAGATCTCGCCCAGTCGGGCAAGATTCTCGGCCCCCAGAAGGAGCAGTTCCAGGCGCACGTCGCCACGCTGAGCGACGACCAGTTCGCCGCCTTCCGTGAGATGTACGACGGGATGCCCGCTCACAACATCTTCGGGAAGCACGACACCACGACCAGCCCGGAGATCGCGGCGGCTCAAGATCAGGCCGACGCACTCTCGATCGCTCAAGAGACGATCGCTCAGTTCCGCCGAGTCGGCAAGGACGACAAGTTCATCCAGGCACAGCCCGCATGGGCTGTGGTTCAGGCCGCTGCTGACAACGGCAGCAAGTAAGGGAGCAAGCCATGCACTTCGCAAAGTCCGACACGGTTCGCAGCCCCTTCGGCAAGAACCAGTACCTGCGTTCGACGCAGGACGTCAAGTACGAGAGCTACACCTTCGGGAAGGCTCTCATTCCGTCTGTGACGATCGACGGTGACGTCCAGAAGGTGCTCCAGCCGGGAACGGTCATCGCCAAGGCGACGTCCGGTGCCGACTCGGGCAAGGTGGGCGTCTACCAGGCGACCACCCCGACTGACGGTCGCCAGACCGCAGCCAACATCGTCGGCGTGGTCGACACCTTCCTGGCCTGGGAACTCCTGGAGCGGGACGCCAACGTGGCGGTTGCCTACGAGGCCACCGTCGTTCAGGCGTGGTGCTTCGAATACAACGCCGCGGGCGCAGCCATCGCGCTGACCAACGCCACGAGGGACGCCATCCTGGCGCTCCCCAACGTCGAACTCAAGTTCAAGTGAGAGGTTGATCCAAGATGGCAGTTCCCACTCAAGATCGGCTGATCCGCAAGGAAGTCGCTCTGGCGACGATCCGTGCGATCGAGCCGCCGCAGGGCCACATCGGCCTCTCCATCGTCCCGTTCCGTGAGGTCGGTTCCGATGACGTGATCTTCGACTACGCCAAGCCGACCACCAGTGGTCTGGCCCCGGCGCGGTCGGAAGATGCCGAGTCGGAACTCGCCCAGAAGGACACCATCTACGGTGGCACCGGTCGGGCGAGCATCCTCGACTGGGCGCAGAAGGACCACTACACGGCCAGCGACGTCGCTCGCTACCGTGAGCAGGCCCTCATCGCCGCCCGTCTTGGTGGTCTCAACGGGGTCTCCCTCCCCTTGACCGTGGGCTCGGCGCTGGAAGACATGCGCCGCAAGTTCGCTCAGGACGACGTGAACCGTCGCCGCCGCCTCGACAACCGAATCGAGTGGCTGATCATGACGGCGTTGTCGACGGGTGGCATCACCTACAACGACAACAAGATCCGCTTCACCGTGGACTTCGGCCGTCCGGCCGGTCAGCACGACCAGGCTCCGGCCGGTGGGCTCTGGAGCGCCACCACGTCGGATCCGATCGGTGACATCAAGGCAGTCGTCCAGTACATGGAAGACACCCATGGCATCCGGATCAGCCGTGCGATCACGTCGCAGAAGGTCATCAACAACATGATCAACAGCGACCGGTTCGTGGCTCGCACCGGGCTCGTGGTCGGCGGTACGCCGTCCGCTCCGATCGACCTCGACTACGTGCTGCCGGGTTGGAACCAGGAGGGTGCTCGCCAGGTCGTAGAGGCTGCGACTGGCGTCAACTTCATCGCCTACGACAGCGTGTACCGCACGCGGCCGATCGGTGGCACTGTGACCACCAACAACCGGTTCTTCCCGCAGAACAAGATCCTGTTCCTGCCCGACGAGAGCCAGATCGCTGACCTGGAGGATGGTGACGGCCTGGGCTTCGGCAAGACGCTCACCAGCCCCCACCCCGAGGGCAACTGGCAGGCGGGCTTCTACGAGTGGGAGCGCGAGACCGAGGATCCGTGGGGCACCGACCGAGGGACCGGCATCAAGGCCTTCCCGGTGTTCCCGTACATGCAGTACACCTTCACGATGGTTCCGATCGCCTGATCGGTTCCTGACCAGGAACTCTGAAAGGAGCCGACATGGCTGACGAAGTACAGGCACCGGAACCGCTCGACCACGAGGAAGCCACCAAGGATTCCGAGGCGGTCAAGGACGACGATGCGCGCTACATCGGGGTCGACCCGATCTACGCTCAGTCGGCCTACGAAGAGCCCTTGGAGCCCAAGGCCGCAGGACGGTCGAAGGAAGACAAGGAAGAGGTCGCTGACGAACTCGACATGATCGAGCGCGTTCGCGAGAACGAGGCGGGCTGCGTCGTCAACGTCGATGAGCCCGTGCCCTTCGAAGAGTGGGTCGAGGGAACCGATCTCGCCACTCGCAAGGCGGGCGTCGGTGGTGTCGACCAGAAGCGGCGAGAGGAAGCTCGCAAGACCGTCGAGGCCGTGAAGGATTCCGAGACCGGGCGCATCCCGCCGTCATCCGGCAACACGAACCAGCCGGGAGTCACCCGCTCCGGAGGCTGATCGAACTAGCGTGGCCCCGGCATCTAGGTGATGGGTGCCGGGGCCACACTGGCTTAAGGAGCAAGAATGCCGACAACTTCCGCACTGCAAGCGATACCAACACCGACTACTGGTGACGCGCCCACGATCCCGGCGAACATGCTTTCGTCGTACCAGTACATGGAGAAGCGCTTGGTCATGCGCTTCGCTGACACGACATCCCGCGACGCCACGATCCCGTCCGGTTCTCGTGAGAACGGCATGGTCGCCTACCTGACCGGATCCAAGGTCTTCACGTTCTACGACGGCACCGCCTGGGTGAACTTGGTGGGCAACCTGTTGTCCCCCGTGGTGCAGGCCGTTGACTCGGTGAACTCGGGCGCACAGATGACCCTCAAGGGTGCTGGATCCAACAAGTCCTGGGGCGTCAAGAGCCAAGCGGGCACCCTGGTGTTCCGCTACGACTTCGAAGGTACGCCTGCCGACATCTTGACCCTGGCGCAGACATCGGTGACGATCGCCACCGGCAAGACGTTTGTGCGTGACGGGGTGAACCAGCCAGTTCTTCGTTCAAGTGCTACTGCACCGGTCAACGGTACGGGCAACGACGGAGATTGGTGGGCGGTCTATACGTGAGCTTGTGGGTTCGCTCCGGAGGCGTCTACAGGAACGTCGACTTCGATGATCTCTACCGTCGCGACGGTGGCGTCTATCAGAAGTTCAAGGAACTGTATGTCAGGAACGCCGGGACCTACAAGCTGGCGTGGCGCGCCGATGGTCCGCCACCCGCTCCCACCAGCCTGGCAGCCACCGCAGCGAACGGCGGCATCATCAACACGTCGTGGGCCTGGCCCGCAAACGCTGAGAACGATTACAACCGCGTCGAGGTCCAGCAAGTCGGTGACATCGGTCGAATCAGCACTAACTACGCCGGGACCACACAGCAGCGCTCGGGCTACGCGAACGGTTCCAGCGTGCAGCTTCAGGCCCGAACGGTCGACAACGGGGGTCAGGTCAGCGCTTGGGTGAACTTCCCGGCCGTGTCCACCGTCAACGCTCTGCCTGGCGCGGCGAACGTCAGTGCGTTCTGGTGGGACGGTGCCAACTTCCAGGTGCAGTGGACCGACCCCGGCAACCCTTACGGTGACATCTCGGCCGTTCAGGTCTACTACCGCAATGACGCTGAGGGATCCTGGACGCTCGGAGGCACATACGGGACCGCTGGAGGCTTGCGCCAGGTTGCTCTGCCTGGGCGCGGCTGGGATCGCCTCAATCACGTCTTCGTGCGAGTGGTCAACGCCGCTGGCTACACCGACTCCAACATCCGCAGCGTGTGGACTCCACCGCAGGCGGGGACCAGTAAGTTGCTCGTCCCTCACGAGGGAAACAGCTTCGCCTACACGGCTAATGCCTACCGGAACGACGGGACCGTCCGCCAGGGTCAGTTCTCAGCGACCCCGATGGGCACACACTTCGGTCTGTGGTTCTATGGGGACCAGCTTTACAACGCCGGTCATGGCTACGCTCCAGTCTCCGGTCGCATCTTCATGATTCGTGACGGCGTGCAAGGTTTTACTGGCCCTCTGTTCTTCACCGGTCACCCTTACGGCTGGAACCCTGGTGTCGCCCCGACCGGCGCTGGAACCGGCTGGACATCAACCGGTGTGTACGCAGGAGCCGACGCTTCTGACTGGGAGCCCATCCCCTCTGGGGTCCTGGCCTCCATCGCTTCCAACGAAGTCAAGGGCATCGGCATATTCACCTTCTCCACTGCACAGAGCAACTACAGGGTCATGCTGGGACCCCAGTGGAATGCTTATGCAGGCATTATCGAGCTAACGTGGTGACTCATGGCCTACTGCACTCCTGCTGATCTGCTGCTCGGACAGTTGGGCACTCGCCTGCCACCCGAGATCAACGCCATCGACTACATCAACGCGGCCGCAGACCACATCGACGCACGGCTGGGCGTCACGTACGTCACCCCGTTCATCACGGCGGGCGTGAACACTCTGCCGTTGCATCAAGTGAAGCTCCTGAAGGGAATCAACGCCAAGCGTGCGTCCGGTCAGATCATCCTGGCGGCGACGATGGCGACAGAAGACAACGCTCTCCATCAGTACGGCCTGTGGCTGGTCCGTGAAGCCGACCTTGAGTTGCAGGCAGTCCAGGACGGCACCGTCCGGTTGTCGGCACCCTTGGTCGACAGCGAAGGCTTCCCTCTGGACCCGACGACGGATCCCGACGACGTTGACCCGTACGCTCGCATTCCTGGCGCTTACAACATCGACGCCTACTCGCCCAATGCTGCCTTCGAAGAGAACGTCATGCAGGGAAGTGATGCGGTCTGGTCTCCCCGTGACGGATCTCGCTTCGGGCCACGCTTCCCGTATCCACGGGGGCACTGATGCGCGGCCTCCCCTCCCTCATCGTCTCGCCCATCGTTGACGCCAAGGGTCCGATCAAGATGGTAGACACGGTGGCGGACCGCCTCAGCACTACCCGCCTCATGTGGTTCTTGGAGAAGTACGTCAGCCCCTACATGGGCGACATCATCGTGGATCGCTTCGCCATGGAGGGCGATGCTGCCAGTGGTCCCTGGCCCCCGCTCGCTCTGTATACGGAGCGACTCAAGCGCGCGTTGGGTGCGCCTTCGGACGCCCCCAACGAGCGCAGCGGGGACATGATCGCTCACTTGGCGTACGACCACGCTGTGGAGGCGTTCCCCCTGGGAGCCCTTCTGCGGATTCCGGATCGCTCCGATCCGACGATGGAGAAGAAGATCCGTACGGCCCAAGAGGGCGAGCCTGCCGGGTCCAACCCGTTCGGTGGAGATACTCCGGCCCGTCCGGTCCTGGCCCTGGGTGAGCACGAAGAGGCCGTCATCCAGCAGCTATTCGACACCTACCTCTGGACGGGCCTGGCCTGATGTTCCCGCTCCAGTTCGTTGATGAGATCCGGGACACCCTGGAGTTCCATTTCACGGAACTGGATGGCTACAAGGTGCAGACCGAGCCACTCGATCCGACATCTCTTGACAAGTACCTCTCCGTGTTCCCGCAAACCTGGACGCCCGACCCGGAGACGACGTTGATCGGCAACCGGGAGCCAGCGATCAACCACTACCAGATCAAACTCCAGAACCTCGTCATCCATGGTGACATCCAGGCTGCGTATACGCAGATGACCAACGATCAACGCAAGATCCGGGCAATACTGTACCGCGACGCCACGCTCAGTGTAGCTTTAGGCGCGATGCAGGAAGACTATCTTGGTTCCCGTGAGCGATTCAAGCGCTTGATTGTGACGCGCCAGTCACTCTTGCAGGGTCGCAGGAACTTCGCTATGTACTTCCTGTGCGAGACCGACATCCAAATCGACACCGAAACCACCAAGTTGTAGGAGCTAGCACATGGCCGACCAACAGGACATCAGCGAAGCCCGTGAGCGAGTGAATGCTCTCCGCGCTCAGATCCGGGCAGAACAGGACGATCGAGCCGTCGCCACAGCAGATGCTGCCAGTGACGCCAAGCTCGCCGCTCTGTCAGAGGAAGAGCGCCACCTGGAGGCTCAGCTTGCGGAGGTTCGCAGCTTGCAGCGTCCCGGTATGCACCCGGATGAGGCGGTCGTACCGGCCACTCCGCGAGAGGGTGCAGTGAACGTGTCCGGCGAGCCGCTCCGGGCCGATCAGGATCCGCTGGCGGAGGGTGTGCCCTTCACCGAGACGGTGGATGCCTACGGCAATCTCGTTCGCACGCCGGTCAACGTGGATGAGGATGCCATGGTGCAACTCACTTCCCAGGGAGAAGTTGCTCCGGTGCAGCCGGACGAAGTGGTCGACGCTGTTCCCGTCGACGCTCCGGACGCCGACCCGCTCGATGTCGGCACTCGTGAGGCCGACCCGCCGCCGCCCGATGTGGATGAGAATGCCACAATGACCAGCCGCAAGCCGCGGCGCTGATCAAGGAGAACTGACCGATGGGATACGTCGCACAGGCAGGCCACTTCGGTGTCAAGACGCAGACGACCAAGGGCGTGTTCGCGTCCCCCGGCGCTGTTGCACCGAACCAGGGTGTCTTCATCTTCTTCCGCTCCGGCGCTCTCGGTGGCAACCGTGAGCTTCTGGTGCCGGACCCTGAGATCGGCGGTGCTCGGGACATTCCCGACGCGCAGCTTGGTCCGATCTCGTACTCCGGTGAGATCGACATGTATGCCCGCATGGAGTCGCTTTCGACCTTCCTGCGTGCGGCGCTCGGTGCGAACACCACCACCGGCACGGCGACGACTGGCTACTCGCACGCGATCACTCCCGCCGACACCATCCCCTGGCTGTCGGTAGAAGAGAAGATCGGCAACGGCTACGAGTCGTTCAAGTACACCGACGCCAAGGTCAACACGTTCCACATGGAGGCCGACGCCAACGGATACCTGATGGCGACCGCAGGCATCATCGCTCTGAAGCAGGAGCTTGTCACTCCGACCGCCCTGGGTGTGCAGCGTCGTGACTCCAGCCCGCTGATCGTCGGCTCCAACATCTGCGTCCGCTGGGGCGGCGTGGATCTCCCGGCCAAGTCCTTCTCGCTCGACATCAACAACAACTTGGAAGACGACGATTACCGTCTGTGCTCCGCTTCGTTGGGTGATGCTGTGGAGAAGCGCCGTGAGATCACCATGGGTGTGACCATTCGCCCGAACGACTCCGCCCTCTGGCGTACGGCAATGTGGGGTGGCCCCGCAGCCGTGGCCCCGCTCGGGCAGTCCTACAAGGACGACGTGGAGATTGCAATCACCACGTACGAAGACATCCCCGGCGCGACCGCTGGTGTCAAGTACAGCACCCTGATCACCATTCCGATGGCGATCATCGCTCCGTTCTCGCTGGACCCGTCCGGTGACGACGTGCTGGAGCATGACATCGAGATCCGGGCCGTGCGTCCGAACCTCGCAAGCCCGATCCTGACGGCCACCGTCAAGAACTCCTACGCGACGATCGCTTGAACCGTGACCGTCTACGCCAACGATCCCCGCTGCTCCCCGGAAGAGCGTGCTCGTCGGCTGGAGGGCAACGCCCGGAGACAGCGCGAGTACAACGCTCGCAAGATGATCGAGTACAAGAAGGACATCTACGATGTGCTGGGGCACGAGTGCTCGCGGTGCGGGTTCGATGACGAGCGAGCCCTCACCATTGACCACATCAGTGGCGGTGGCTCGCAGGAACGCAAGAACCAGAGCGGTGGAGCCATCGGGTACTACCGTCGCCTTCGCAACGAGATTGTCGACGGCTCAACCGACTACCGTTGCCTCTGCTGGAACTGCAACTGGATCGTCCACCTGGAGACTCAGCCCGTGAAGATTCTTGCACCACGGCGTCGCATGGGGCGTCCGGTAGGCTCACCCAATCGAATCGGAAGGAACATCGCCTGATGGGCTACGGACTGCTCGGAATCCTCGTCCTGATCCTCGTGATCCTGGCGATCATCTACTTTGCCAAGAGGGTCTGACCGACCTGCTAGGCTCGCCCCCAACACAACCACCCCAAGTTCCCAGGAGGAACGACCATGAGTGAAACAGACACCATCGACACCATCGACACCGAAGCGGCCGAGGCGGAGCGTCTCGCTCGCAATGCTCAGGCCATGGACGACGCAGGGCTCGCGACTGAAGAGTCGGTGCAGGCTGACTACTTCGGTTTCGAAGAGACGGAGAACGTGGCTCTGCCTGACGGCAAGAGCTATGTGACGATCCAGGCCCTCAACGAAGGTGCCCGCCGTCAGTATCTCAACAAGGTGAACCGTGAGGTCAAGATCGCCAAGCAGACCGGTGACGCCATCATGCAGTTGGCGAACGGCGACGAGCGGCGCATCCTGCTGACCAACGCCATCGTCGGCTGGAATCTGGTGAGCAGGAATCCCAAGACCGGAGAGATGACCCCGGTCCCGTGCAAGGAGCCGAAGATCTACGAGTGGCTGGAGAAGGCCAACCCGGTGATCATCGACATCGTGGACAAGGCTGTCCGCAAGCAGAATCCGTGGCTGCTCAACGAGATGACCATCGAGGATCTGGAGAATCAGATCGGTGAACTGCAAGAGCAGTTGGAGCAGAAGCGGGCGGAAGAAGAGGGAAAAGAATCCTAGAGGCCCAAACGGAGGCCTTCTATAACGAGAAGCCCATCGAGGGCGCGCTGCACGAGTCCCTGAGGCTCTACACAATCTGCAAGATGATGAAGTGGACACACCTGCCAATAGGCGGGGGGCTCTACGATCAACATCCGAAGATGCTGGATGACTTCTTGGTTATCGCTCAGATCGAGGGAAAGGTCGAGAGGGCGAGACAGAAGAAGAAGGAGCAACAGCAGGCCCGGAAGCAGGGGTCCGCTGGTAGTGGACGACGAGCAGGACGACGCCGATAGATGGATAGCAATCTCAACATCACGGTCCGCGTGGCCGGTCGACAGGCGCAGGCCGAACTGCGCGCTGTCGGCCGGGAGATCAAGCAAGTCCAGTCGATGATCGGTCAGACCCCGACCATTCACCCGACGTCCAAGTACAGCCCCGCAATTGCTCAGCGGCAGGCTCGCCTGGCTCAGACCGCAGCGAAGCAGGCGGCAGCCGCCCAGACGCGGATTCTCAACCAGGCGTGGAAGCGACAGACCGCTCAAGCCAAGATTGCATCCGCCCAGCAGACTCGGATTCTGACGCAGGCGTGGAACCGCCAGCAGGTGGCCCACAAGCAGAACCAGAATCAGATCGTGCAGCAGCAGAAGGCTGCGAACGCGCGTGCTCTCGCGCAACAGAAGGCGCACGAGAAGAGGATGGCCAAGCTGGGCGGAGCGTCTCCCCTGGGGTTTGCCAAGAACCTCGGAGCCTCATCCCTGGTCAATGCCGGTAAGAACATCAACTGGGTGGGTCGCCAGTTGACCTACAACTTCACTCTGCCGCTCGCTCTGGCCGGGGGAGCCCTGTTCAAGTTCGCCATGGACAACGAGAAGGCCATGACGGGGCTGAGGAAGCTCTACGGCAACGTGGGCGACGATACCAAGGTCCTCAAGGCGGAAACGGACGCCTTGGGTAAGAGCTTCGAACTGATGTCCAGCCGGTTCGGTATCGCTCAGGCGGAAGTCATCGGAGTCGGAGCGTCATGGGCTGCGGTGGGCGCTGCTGGCGTGGCCGTTGCTGAGGGGACCAGGGCGACTATCGAGACCGCCATCCTGGGCGACATCGAATTGGCGGCGGCGACTGAAGCGTTGATCGCCGTTCAGCAGCAGTGGGGCTTCTCCACGATGAAGAACGGGGAGAACGTCAGCGAATTGACGCTTGCCCTTGCGCAGTTGAACATGATCGAGAACGTGTCCGGCGCTGCCATGCAGGACTTGCTGGAAGTGAACGAGCGTGCTGGCGGTGTGGCTCGTACGGCGGGCCTGTCCATCGGTGAACTGGGCGCACTGACCGCGGCCCTCGTACCGGCGACGGGCTCGGCGGCTCAGGCCGGTACAGCGCTCCGCTCGATTATCTCGTCGCTGCAAGCGCCCACCAAGGCTTCGCAGGACATCCTGGCGGAGATGGGGGTCACCGTCAGCGACCCCTCATGGCTGGGTGCGACCGCCATCGAGAAGATCCAGATGATGGCGGAAGAATTCAACGATCTGAGCGATGCCCAGAAGACGGTCGTCTCGTCCACGGTCGCCACCAAGTGGCAGGTGTCCCGCTTTGACATCGTTATGCGAGACATCCTGGATCCCCTGGGCAAGTACCACACGGCGATGACTGCCATTGCCAACGACTCCGATGTGCTCAAGCAGCGCGAGCGAGAGTTGGGGGCCGTACTTGATTCCAATCCGAAGAAGTTCGACATCCTGATGAACGTGATGAAGAACACTCTGACAAGTGCCTTCATCCCCATGATCCCGGCCATCATGTCGCTCGTCGGATTGATCTCTGAGCTTGCGACGGCCTTCTCGGAGTTGAGCCCGCAGACGCAGACGTGGATCATGACGGCCCTTGCGGCTATCGCTGTTCTGGGTCCGTTGATGTCGTTGCTCGGCTCGACCATGCAGTTGCTCGGTGTGTTCGGATCGGTCATCAAGGGCCTGGGTGTCTCCATTGGGTGGTTGATGTCCAAGGCTCTATGGCCGCTGGTTCAGGTTCTTGGAGAGGTAGGACTTGCGATCGGCACTGCCGTGCTAGGTCCTCTGGCTGCATTCATCGCCGCCAACGCCGCCGTCATCGCTGCCATCGTCGCCGTCATCGCTGCCATCGTCGGCAGCATCGTATTGATTCTCAAGACCGACTTGGAGGATCGGATCTGGGACATCATCCAGTCGATCGCCAAGGCGTTCTGGGAACTGCCGAAGGCGATCGGTCAAGCTCTGATGGCGGTGCTGCGTGTTATCGGTGCTGTCATGACAGGCATCATTGAAGCACTCAGCTATCTGAACCCCTTCGCTCGCCACTCGCCGTCCCTGGTGGACAACGTGAAGGCCGGTGTTGCCACCATCCTGGATGAGTACAGCAAGCTGCGTCGGATCCCAAGCATGGTTAGCTCGGCAGCCAACGCCCTGACGGCGTTCTCCACTGCCACCGATTCGAAGGGTCAGTCGTTCCGGGAGATAGAGCTACAGGGCAAGGCCAACAGGGCCACTGCTGCCTCCCCGGAAGCCGGAGCCTCCGCGAACAACTTGGTCCAACAGATCATGCGCCTGGAGTCGACGCTGCCCGATCTGGAGCGCGAGATCGCCGCCCAGGAGCGGGTGGTCGACAACTGGACGCAGGCACTCAAGCAGGCCGATGATCAGATCGCCGTCATGGAGCGAAGCCTCTCCACCCTGGAGGCCCAGTACGACTCGATCGGTGACGCCATCAATGCTGCCAACGACAAGATCGGAAGCCTGGTCGACACTCCGATCCAAGGCTTGGGAGCCCTGGAGGATCAGATCTTCGCCAACACTCATGCGCAGAACTTGCTCAACATGGAGCTTCTGGAGTTTGAGCGTCGGGGCGTGTCGCTCGATTCGATCCGCGACAAGTACGCCGAGATGGCGGGTGAGGTCGAGACGTTGCGTGGCACCCAGGCTGAGTTGCGTAACGCTGGCGCTGGCTCCGACATCTTGTCTTGGTATGACGATCAGATCTCCGCCATCGGTGAGCAGAAGAAGGAGATGGGAGCGGTCGAGGATCAGATCGAGGCCATCCAAGGCAAGCTGGATGCGCTGGATCTGGAGCAGCGGTTCCTTGAGTTGACCAAGGCGATCAACTTCGATCCACTGGAGCGGCAGATCGACAAGATCGCCAACCGCATGGTCGAGATGCCGTTCGATGAGATCGTCCGGCAGATCCGGGAGCAACAGGGCATCGTTGACGCTCTCGCTCCGCAGTACGAAGAGATTGGCAATCAGGTTGAGCGTGAGCGCGAGGCCATTGATGCGGCCAAGCAGGCGCGTGAGGGAATTGCAGCGCAACTCGACATCGAAGAGCAGAAGCTCGACGGACTGAAGTCGGCGTACTCCGCTATCAAGGATCTGATCCAAGATATGGAATCCGCCATGACCGAGTTCGCCTCCGCTGCCACAGAGGCGGAGCAGGCGATAAAGGACATGGCGGGCGTGAGCGAGGAACTGGCCGGTTCTGGCAGCCTGTTTGAGGCCGGTGAAGGTCTTGACTGGGCCGACCAGGGAGGTACCGGTCAGTTGGGTCGTGAGGGTGGCCTGGCTGAGATCGAGGCATTCAACAAGCAGATGCAGGATGAACTGGAGAAGGCCCTTGCTGACATGGGCAACCTGGACATCCTGGGCACCATCCAGGGCAAGATTGATGAGTTGAAGAATCTCGACTTTATTGGGCCGCTCAAGACAGCCCTCGGAAATCTCTGGACGTGGTGGAATGACACCTGGGAAGGAATCTTCAAGGGGTTGCTCCGCATCTTCACTGAGAACGGGGCGATGATTTGGCAGTGGACCAACGATCACGTCATCCAGCCGATCTGGCAAGCAATACAGGCCGGTTGGGCGCAGGTGACGGCGGTCTGGGATGTGCTGTGGCAGACCCTCGTTGTTCCGGTTCAGAACTTCGGCCAGACCGTCTATGACACCTTGTTCAATTGGTTCTCGACGGCATTCGGTGCCGTCCAACTGGTCGCCACCACTGCTTGGGGCGCGATCGTCCTGGTGTTCCAGGAGTCCTGGGCCACCGTCTCGACAATCCTCGGGTGGCTCTGGGATCGCATCGACGGGTACATCATTCCGATCTTCGAATTGTTCAGCGTGTCGGCGCAGATCGCGTGGAAGCTCATCACTATGGCCTTCCAGATCGGGTGGGGGGCTCTCCAGGGCATCTTCATGATGATGGGCGAGGCGGTCGACCTGGCCGTCATCGGGTTTGACTGGCTGCGGTCCGAAGCCAGTCGAGCTTGGCAACTTCTTGGTGCTGGGATTGATTGGGTCTGGGCGAACGTCATCGAGCCCGTCTTCAATCACATTGACGCCGCCGTGGATAACGTCGTCGTCCCGGCCTTCACATGGGCGTGGACAGAGGGCGAGCGGATCTTCCGAAGCCTGGGTACAGCGCTTGGCTGGGTGTTCGACAACATGATCGCTCCGGTGTTCGACCGGTTCATGGACATCTTCCAGAACGTGGTCGCCCCTGCCTTCAACTTCCTGCGTGACAGTGTGATCAAGCCTGTGATGCAGGGCATCCACTTCATCATTGCTCACGTCTGGAATCTCATCGCCTCGGTGATCGAGGGTGGCGTGAACTTGTTCATTGGAGCCTTCAACCTGCTCGCCGGAGCCGTCAATGCGGTTGCTGGCTTCCTGTCGATTGATGCTCGCGTGACCCCGATGGATCCGCTCAAGTTGACTCGGATCGACAGTTCGTTCCCTGGTTGGCCTGCTCAGGCATCCGGTGGAGCCGCCCCCAAAGTCAACGCCTACGCAACCGGTGGCATCCTGCCCACACATGCACATGGCGGGGTCTACAACGCTCCGCGAGCGATCGTCGGTGAGGGGTCGAAGATTTACCCGGAGTTCGTCATCCCGACCGATCCTCAGTACCGGGGCAACGCATTGAGCTTGCTGCAACAGGCGGGGACACGTCTGCTCGCAACGGGTGGAGTCGTCAGCCAGTTTGAGACCTTGAGTCGGGCTGGTCAGTCCTGGAAGCCACCGACGCCACCCAAGGAAGACAACCGCAGTTGGCTCGACAAGGCCATCGGTGCCGTGGTTGGTGCTGGCAAGGCGGTCGTTCGCGGAGCGCTCACTGCTCTGTGGAATCCCCTGAAGAATGCGGCCGGGTTCGCTGCCGACAAGATCCCCATGAACTTCCTGCGTGAAGGTGCGCACGGCATCATCGGCACCATGGACGACTGGGTGCGAGGCCGCAGTGGTCAGTGGGACGATGCCGCCGCCCAGCGCGACCAGATGTTGGAAGCGAACATCGGTGGCGTCGGCCCCACCGGTTCTGGTGCTACATCCAACGGCATCCCGATCACCCAGGGCTCTGGCTCTTGGCAAGCGTTCGTCACCTTGCTCAAGCGGATGAACATCCCCTACACGAACCTGGGCACCTACGCCAACCGCAACACTGCTCGCACCGGCAACCTGTCCTGGCACGCTCTGAACCGCGCCATGGACTTCGGTGGCACGCAGGCGAACCTTCTGCGGGTCAACCACGCCCTGTACGACGCCTTCAAGCCGTACCTGCATGAGTTGATCTTCACCGCTCCGGGAGCCCGCAACGTCTGGAACGGCAAGGACCACACCTTCCGGGCCGACATCGCTGGCGATCACCGCACACACGTTCACGCCTCGATGGCTCGTGGTGGCCGCTTCCAGGTCCCGCACATTCCTGGTGGCGTCAACATCGCCATGTCGGAGGGTCGCCAGGGCGAGCAGTTCCAGATCCTCCCCATCGATGACGGCGCGACCGGTGCTGGGACTACTATCAACATCAACGGCAATCTGGAATTCCCGAATATCAAGAACGGCGGAGACGCCAAGGACTTCATCGAGAACCTGCGAGCATTGGCCAACTGATGACTGCGATCCCCTCCAACATCCAGCCCCCGCACAACGGTCTCGTGCTGACCGACTATCCGGAGCTTCAGGCCTACGTGCAGTACGCGTCGGGTGGAGCCCAGGAGACCGGGGTCGCCGTCACCTGGCAGCTTGCAACGAACTCCGCCTTCACTACGAACTTGCAGCAGGTCACCACGGCCATCCGGTACTCGTCCGGGCAGGTAGCTAAGCAGCCAGTCACCACTCGGCTGACCGCCAACGTCTGGTACATCCGCGCCAAGTCCACCGATGGGGCAGGCGTGGAGTCGGGCTGGTCGGGTACGAACATCTTCCAGGTCGATCACCGCCCGTTCGTAAGCAACATGACCCCTTCGCACGGGTCCAAGGTCGCCTACGGCACCGGCAACTTGGTGTTCAACTGGACGTTCAGTGACGGAGACCCGTCCGACGTCCAGACGGCGTATCAGGTGCGCGCGTACCACGCAGGCAACGACGCTCTCCTGTTCGACACCGGCAAGGTGAACAGCACCGTTCGTCAGCACACTCAGGCGATCGCTCCCGCCAACAGCGAGGGGTTCTTCTACTGGCAGGTGCGGGTCTGGGACTTCTACGACATCGACTCCCCGTGGACGGACCCAACCCTTGTCCAGATCGGTGTCAATCCGACAGCGATCATCCTGGAGCCGACGAACAACGGGGTCGTGAACAACCCGGCCCCCATCGTCCGCTGGGCCTTCTCGACCAGCAACGCACCACAGGCGACGTATGCGTCGGTTGCTACTGACTACGCAACGTACGCGCTGCTCCAATCCAACAACGCCAGCTACACCGAAGTGCTGGAAGATTCGCTCGACCAGGCTGGGCAGACTCACTACCGCGTGGTGGTGAAGTCGGGCCTGTCGACGCTCTACGACTCGGGGTGGCTGGCGGGTCAGGCGAGCACGCATCAGATCCCGGCCCTGATCCACTTGACAGAGTTGTACGAAGTGACGGTGAGTGTCAGGGACACGAGTTCCTTTGAGGGAACCAGCGTCCCCATCCGCTTCTCCGCTGCCTGGCCTGCCCCCGACTCACCCTTGGCCATGCTGGTGGACACCGGCTCGGTGGACGACCCGGCAGTGGGGGCAGTGCAGGTGACGTGGAACGCCGACCTGGCTGACCCAACCTTCAAGGAGTGGCGCGCCTACCGCCGCATCCAGGGTGTGACGGCCTGGGAACTGATCGGCACCAGCACTCAGCGCAGCGGACGTGGTGAGATCTTGGACTACCTGTTTGAGTCCGGGCGTACCTACGAGTACGGGATCTCGCAGGTTGCTTTCCGCTACTTCAACGAGACGTCCGAGAGTCCGATCTCGTCCGTGGTGGCCCTGCCTGAGAGCAACAAGTACTGGCTGATCCACGGCACTGATCCCACCTTCAACCTGGCACTCAGTTCGGTGGTGGCCGACTCGTTCACCGATGAGTACGAAGAGTTCACCGATCTGATCATCGGGCGCGGTCGCCGCAAGGAGATCGGCACTCGCTGGGGCTACGAAGGTTCACTGACGTGTCACCTGCGTGATCTCGATGCACGCGGTTCCTCTCTTGAGTTGGTAGAGATCCAAGCCTTCAAGGCGGGGAGGGTTGATGCCTTCCTGCGAGTCCCGTTCGGACACATCTGGAAAGTGTCCATCGGGAACATCGCCGTCAGCCGGATGGCCGGTGTAGGAAGGCGTGAGTTTGCTGAAGTGACGATCCCGTACAGCGAGGTCTCCTGACATGCCGAACCGTGGCAGCTTTGACGCTGGAGCGCATCAGGAGTTCCGCTGGCACACGTACCCCAAGGGCAAGGGTATGCGTCGGCTTGATGAGCCGGACGTGGCCTGGTGGTCCGATGCCGGTGCTCTGGTCGGGATTGAGCTTCCGAACCTGTCGCCCAACATCGGCCACCAGGGAGTGACGCTCGGTACTCCGGCGTTCTTCGACGCCGACACGCTGAGCGAGCGTTCGGCCATCCTGCTGGACGGCACCAACGACTCCATCTCGATCGGCGCAGCGCCCTACACCGAAGGGTACTTCGACTTCCGGGCACAGGAGGGTCAACTCATCACTGCCCCCTCTCATGCCAACTACAACTTGGCTGGCGACCTGACGCTGATGGTCAAGCTGGCGGCGGGCGACTGGACGCCGGGTGGGGTCCAGACCCTCTTCTCGCGCTGGCTCCCTGGCACCAACAAGGTGATCCTCTTGCGCCTGAACGGCGCGGGGCAACTGATCTACAACTGGAGCACGAACGGGTCCAATGAGTTCCAGTTGACTTCGGCTGCTTCGGTGGTCCCTTCCTCCAGTGGCGATCTCTGGGTGGCTGTGACTCACGATGTGAACAACGGGGCGGGCGGCAATGTGGTGCGCTTCCTGACTTCGCAGTCGTTCTCTGAGCCGACTTCAATGACGGTCCTGTCGACGCACACGGATCCCTCCGTCACGACATCATTCTTCGCCAGCACCAGCGCTCCGATCCAGTTGGGCGCACGGGACGGGAACCAGGAACGCCTCTACGGTCGGGTCAAGACGGCCATCCTGCGGGGCTCGATCAACGGCAGCGACATCGGATTGACCAGCGAGGTCTTCCGGATCGACGCCGACGTGATCTACGACGAGAGCGCTACGTCGCTTCCGCTGGCGCTCCCGGCCGGACAGAGCGCCACCGTGGGTGGAGCGATCCTCAAGCGTCCGATAGGTGGCGGAGCGGCATTCGGGCCAGAGGAATCCTCGACAGTCATCCTGGCGGGTCTCATCGAACCCACACAGCCGTCAGGTGCCCGCCTGTTCGACTCTCAGCCAGCCTCCCTCATGGGAGGGCAGGCAATCCACGCGACGGCTACGAGCGGCGCTGCGCTCACGTCACGGGTCGCTCGCGCCGGTATGGGCACACAGACCACCGTGGCCGAGACCGCCACGACCACCGTCCCAGAAGCCGTTGTTCTGACAGTTGACCGGCAATTGTCGGTACAGAAGTTCTGGACCAAGACCGGTGGCCAGACGACGGTTGCCGTCGACCCGTTCCAAGGCTCCAGTCAGCGCTTCGCTGACATCCGCATCGGTAGCTCCAACGAGAACAGCCAGTACGCAAACTTCGACTTCTACGCCGGAGCCATTCTGCGGTCAGCGATCACCGATGCTGACCGCACGCTGATCACTCAGATGTTCTTGAACGCCAGCGACACCTACGATGACGGTGACTACTGGACGGTGACTACTCCGGGAATCTTTGACGGAATCTTCTTCATGCCAGGCGATCAGGTCTTGGCGACTGGCACCACGAACATGGAGTTCGATCAGGTCAACTGGGCGCGCGTCCCGGCCGAGACCATTCCTGCCCCCTCAGACGTCGCGCCTGCCGTCACGCACTTCGGCATCGTTGAGATGAACGGTCCGCCCTCCGACCTGGAGGCTTCATTCTTCGAAGACCCCGTTACCTTCCCGTATCGTCGCCTGGACATTCACAACCCCGATGGATCGCTGTGGATCGAGAACGCACCGTTGATCAGTGGCTCGGTGAACGTTGACTACGACCGCGACGAGCGACGGTCCGGAGACTGCGAGATCTGGCTTCCCGAAGCGAGCATCGGTCCCGGTGGCCTGTGGTACGACAAGGTGTTCAAGTTCTACCGCGGGATCACGCTGAGCCCGTATCACCGCGACCCCAGCTACGCCAATGCGACCTTGGTCTGGCAGATCGGATCGTTCATGGCGGACAGGATCTCCGAGGGATCCGAGAGCGCCAACTTCAAGCTGACCCTGCGTGATCTCACCAAGCGCATGATGCTCTCCAAGATGACCGAGGCGGTTACGTTCACTGAGGGCACCGAGATCGCAGTTGTGATCAGAGCCCTGGCCGCTAACTCTGGCATCTTCGACATGCTGATCCCTCCGACCGGCAAGCAGATCGGCAAGGATTTCACTTTCGAGACTGGTCAGTCTCGTTGGGAGATCGCCAAGAAGATTGCGAACGACTTCGGGTACGAGTTGTTCTTCGACCACCGCGGCTGGCTTGTGATGCGTCAGTTCGTGGACCCATTGACTGCTCCCATCTACCTGAACCTCGTAGCTCGCAGGGCTGGACTCGGAGCGGATGGCCGCAAGAGCAACGTCGGCAGTTACGACCGCAGCACGAGCGACGAGCGAGTCTTCAATCACATCGTGGTGATCGCTGAGGGGACCGACCGCACCGTGGTGTTCCGTGCGGAAGCCCGGAACGAACTTCCGAACTCTCCTACGTCGATCGCCAAGCTCGGGGAGCGCACGTTTGTGTATACCTCCAGCTTCATCACGACGCAGGCGCAGGCCGACGAGACCGCCGTGGCCCTGCTGAAGATCAATGCCCTGGAGCAGTTCACCATCGACGTCGGCACCATCGTCTACCCTTGGATCGAAGTGGGGACGACGATTCGATTCGATGACGATGACCCCGACGACAACTTCCCGTCCCGGTACCTCTTGTTGAGTGCGTCCATCCCCCTGGGTCTGGACTCCATGAGTCTCGGCGCGTCACGCGTTACGATCGTCGGGGATTCAACCTCATGACCGACAACAAGGACGAACTGATTCGCCTGGCCAAGGCGGAGGCCAGGCGGGCTAAGATCATGTCCTGGATCTGGTGGGCCATGATGCCTGTCGTCTGCATCGTCTACTGGTTCATCTCCGAAGAAGAGTCGATCGAGAAGGCCATGCTGGTGTTCCTGGCGGCAGTGTCGATCATCGCCAATGCTGTCAGCTACTCCGGCAAGGCGCAGGCGGCAGAGGCAAAGCAAGCGGGATACGAGAATCCGTCATGAGTATCGACTGGACTTCCCAGGAATCCGCCATCGGGATGCGCGACGTCATCGCGGCGATCGCGGAGACCCGCATCGAGGCCCTTCGTCCCTCGGTGAGCTACGCCGTGGTGCAGCAGATCAACCGTGAGGCTCGGTCTGCGAAGGTGCTCTACATGGGCGACACGACTCCGGTGACCGTCGCCATGGGCTCGATCGAACCCGCCACGACGGGCCAGACGGTTCGCATCGGCGGCACGCTCGGACACCGATACATCGAAGACGTGCTCGGCAACGCCATCATGAGCGGCAACGATGAGCGGTACGCTGAAGTGGGTCACACCCATGCTGGCGGCGGGGCGATCGCTCTGAACCTGGATGATCTTGGTGACGTTGATCTCACGACCAACCCTCCTACTTCCAGCAGCATCCTGGGGTACAACGCGGCGGGCGGCAAGTGGCAGCCGATCTCGATTGATCTCGGTACTTCGTACCTCCCCCTGACTGGTGGCACCCTCTCCGGCGCAGTCACCTTCCAGGCGGCTGTGACTGCGAATACAACGCTCAACGTCTTGGGGGCAGTCACCGGCCAGAGCTTTAGTGGGGTCGGAACAAACCTCACCAACTTGAACGCAACCGCCCTGACGTCCGGGCTGATCCCGGTCGCGCGCTTCCCGTCGACCATCGGATCGAACACGACCGGTACGGCAGCAGCATGGACGACAGGGCGGTTGCTCACCGTCACGGGCGACATGACGGGCTCGGCCACGATNAAGGGTGATGCCGATATCAACTTGGCGGTCGCCCTTCAGCCGAACTCNATCGCCNTGGGNGCNGACACGACTGGCAACTACGTCGCCCACATCATCGGCACGGCCAACCAGATCATCTCTGACACCGTGGTGGCCAACGAGGGCACGATCCACACCCTCAGTCTTCCGCAGAGCATTGGTACGACGGCCACTCCGACCTTCGCCCGCATGACGCTCAGCCAGGCGACTGGCACGGCACCCCTGACCGTCACATCCACGACGATGGTGGCCAACCTGACGGCGAACTATCTTGGCGCTGTCGCGCAGGACGCCGCTTTCTTCCGCAGCGCATCCAACCTCAACGCTGGCACTGTCAACACCGCACGGATCGCCGGTCCCTACACCGGGATCACTCAAGTCGGAACGCTGACCAGCTTGACGGTGACGGGTGCTGCTGCCTTCACCGCTACGCCAACTGTCGGGGGCCAGAACGTCTGGCACGCCGGGAACGACGGGGCGGGCTCTGGGCTCGACGCAGGCCTGCTGGGTGGCGTCCTGCCCGCTGGCTACGCCTCCACGGAGATCATGGAGTCGCTGATGGGCGACTTGCTTGCGGTCGGCCTCTACGACGCAGCGCGCTACAACGGCGACCTGCTCAGCATTGTCTTCGATCGCAGCGTGCAGCAGTCGATCACGGGCCTGACGATCCCTGCCGGTGACGATCCGCTCAGCATGAGCTTCGCCTTGAACCTGCCCATCATCCCGCAAGCGGACGTGGCGACAGGAGCGAACCGGCGTCGGATCATTCGTAACGTGGCGTTCCTGGACATCATCCGAACTGGTGATGATGACTACTTGAACCGTACGGCCGGGTATGCGCGAGCCGTCAACACCGTTGACGTTTGGGTCAACAAGCCAGTGGTGTTCCGGGCTCGACTCCGCAAGACATCACTGGCGGCGGTCGGGATCAAGCAGATCGCACGCCACGGGACAACCGATGGCGAAGAGTCCTGGAAGCTCTACATGGACACCGGCAGGTTGATGCTGCGAGTGGGGAACCCGGACAACCTGACGCTGACAACCATCGAAGTGTTGTCAGCGGTGGAACTGGATGCCATCGCTGGCACTGCCGATGGCACGGACTTCTACGTCGCCGTGTCGGTGACCCCCAACGGAACCCTGCTGACCGTGCAGGGCTGGGGCTCGGTCAACGGCACCACCTGGACCACGGCAGCCATTCCCAAGACGACAGCGTTCCCGTACCCGACCTTGTTCGCGTCGGCAGATCCGATCTACATCGGTGGACAAACCACCGGAGAGTTCTGGGATGGGCGCATCTACTGGGTCGACATGCTCGATGGGACGGACCCCAACCTCTCTACGGGGAACCCCATCTTCCGCTTCGCCGCCACAGATCACCCGTACGGGGGAACGGTCAACTATTCCGATCCGTACAACCGTGCCTGGATCTTGAGCACCACGACGACCCTCGTCCATGCCACCTTCACCGTCCGCTGGCAGGTGACGACCAGTGGAGGAACTCGGGTCGCCACGACGGCTCCCTTCTCGTACTTCGCCAACGCCGGTCGGCCCTGGCACATTCGGGGCACCTGGGATCCGATCACGGACACCTTGGCGGTGGCGCAACGCAATGGAGAAGACCTTGGCCTGACTGACACGGGCCTGGCATGGTCCGAAGTGGCAACGGTGTTCGCTGGTGACACCATGAGCACCACCATCGGTGCCACCATCATCGGCCAAGGAGTCAGCGGCGCTCTCAACTGGAGCTACGGCGGTCAGTTCCACCGCGCCCTGATCGTCAAGAATGGGGCACCGATTCTGGACTTGAGGAACACGGACCTCACATCCACCACGCAGACCACCATCACTCCCACAGTCGGCCCAGTGATGACGTTCAGTCACGCCGGGATGGCCCAGACGACGATGCCCACACCCAAGTGGGCGGAGGGTCCGACCGTCTACCGGCACAACATGTACTGGATCGTCGCCTCGACGGGCGAGGTTGACTTCATCGACTCGGACTTCTCGGGCCGATACGACGTTGACATTGACGATGCGGTCATGCTGTCGAACGGTGACTGGGTGATCGCCATCGACCCGCTGTTCGGCGCGCCGGGACACCTGGAGGGTGCCAACCTGACCTTGAGTCAGATGNTCTTCCAGTACATCCCGTTCTCCACGGAGACCTATATCAAGAATGCCCTCCAGGAGCACTCGGCAGANCCCCTCGACCCACACTCGGCGGCTGGGTACCTCAAGGCCGTCATCGCCAACTCGACGTACGCTGCGATCGTCCACACGCACGCCGCTGAGATCAGCGACTACATCACCCTGCACGAGCAGGAGTCCGATCCACACCCGCAGTACCTGTCTCTCGCGGAAGCAAACGGTCTGTACCTGAAGCCTGGCGACATCCAGCCGTACGAGCCCCAAGGGGCGGTTCTGGCTCACGAGCAGAAGCCCGACCCTCACCCGCAGTACACCACGCACGCCGAAGCGAATGCGGCCTACGCCGTGGTCGATCACAACCATGACACGAAGTACGCCCAGACCGGACACACACACGCCGACTCCAAGGAAGTGTTGTCCACGGACGGTGCCAACTCGTCGCGCATCTTCATCGGTGAGGATCCGCCCGTGAATCCTCTCGTTGGCGACTTGTGGGTGGTGACCTTCGATATTTCGCTCCAGGCTCCGGGACCGCCCGCCAACCTGACGGTCGCAGCTACCGGCCCAAGCAGCATCACCTTGAATTGGAACGCCTGGGACCCCAGCATCATCCAGACCGGAGTGCAGGTCGAGCGGTCGCCGGATGGGACGACCGGATGGACGACGGTCCTCAACGACATCTCATCGCCCTTCGAAACCACGTACACGGACTCCGGGCGCAACGAGCGCACTACGTACTTCTATCGAGTGCGAGCGGTCAACGCCATCGGCAGCGGCACCTTCGGGAACATCTCCGCCGCCACCACGAACGCTCCCCCGGCCACACCTGGGAGCCTCACCATCACCAACGTGACTTCAGCGAACATGCGCTTGAACTGGGCCGCAGTCACGAACAACGCCTGGGACCCGCTGCACGCCACGCAGCCGTACGAAGTGTTCAAGAATGGCATCTCGCAGGGCTTCACCACTGGCCTCTTCTGGGACTTCGGCGGGATGACCGAGAACACCACGGCTTCGTTGGGTGTGCGTTCCAAGGACAACCTGAGCGTAACGTCTTCGATCGCGGCGCTCAGCGGTACAACCAGCAACGCTGCTCCGCCAGCACCGACCGGTCTGTATGCGGTGGGCGTCAACCACTACCAGTTCCACATGGGCTGGACCGGAGTCTCCGGTATCGCAGACTTCAACCGCTATCAGGTCTTCGTCAACGGTGGCTTCTGGGCCGACGCCTACGGCACTGACTACCTGTTCTCCGGGCTCTCCCCAAGTACCACTTACACCTTCGGGGTTCGCACCGTGGACAACTCCAGTGCGGTCTCTGGCATCGTGTCCATGAACGCCACCACGTCAGTGAATCCGGACACCACGCCTCCTGCTCCACCCACATTCCACTCCTGGAGGCCACGCAACAACTACGGCGAGATGTACTTCGAGTTCTCGGCTCCTGGTGACATTGCCTACGGTGAGATCTTCTACAACGTCAACGGCGCTGGATGGGTGCGGACCTATGCCGGTGGCCTTGGCGGCTACCACTTGCACTACAACGGCACGCACGGTGCGAACCAGACGATCTATGCGGCAGTCAACTACCGCGACGCCGCGGGCAACTGGTACAACAGCCCCGCCTACGCCTACACCTTGGTGCCATCGCCCACCACGTTCGCCCCGCACTCGTCCAACTCTTGGCGCAACTCCAACGGCGGCGAGTGGAACGCTCCTGGCGGCTACCGGCCGGTGCAGGGCTACTTCTCCAACTCCGCGCTCAACAGCTACGGATTCTGGTTCTACGGGACGGACTTCTCCAACTGGTGGCAGGGCGGTCGCCAGATAACACAAGCCCAGATCTTCATCAACCGTGAAGGCTGCGGTATCAACCAGCAGGACTGGGTGTATCTGGGCATCCACGACATGACCGCTTCGCCGGGGACCACTTCGTTCTGGGGCAATGCCGTGATGTACGGCGGCGTGGGGATCGGTACCGTCCAATACGGCGAGAGCAAGTGGATGGACTTCGATGTCGGTTGGGCCAACGAACTGGTCACTGGCGTGCACCGTGGTTTGGGCATCGGTGGGTTCGCTGGTGGCAAGCCGTACCTCTGTCTGCACCCGGCCGGGGTGGGCTATTCTGGTACCGTCTTGCTCTACCACTTGGGCTGAAAGGGAACCTTAAGGTGCCATCAAAGATCCGCAGATACACATCGTCCGGGTGGGTGGACGTCCTTGATGTCGACAAGATGCAGTCGCAGATCGACGCGGCGAGCTTCGGTGACTACGGCCCCTGGTTCACACCCGATCTGAAGAACGGGTACTCCAACGTCGTGGGTGAGCAACCGTTGCAGTTGCGCGCTGAGGGTCCCTACGTCCGGGTCCGTGGTTGCGTCATCCGCAACACTGCTGCCAGCGATTCGTGCTGTCGACTCCCTGGATGGGCCTCACCGTTCGGCGGTCAGATTTGTTCGGGGCCGGTTACCGAGACCATCACGTCCGGTGGAGCCAATGCCTTGGGAGTGGCGCGAGTCTATGGTTCCATCCTCTCCCCCCACTCCGAGGGTGGTGCGGTGTCCACCAACAAGTACCACATGAACTTCCGGTACCTTCGCTCCGCTCCGAACTTTGCCGAAGGTGCTCGCACGAGTGGCAGCAACAACGTCAGTATCTACCCCTGGGTCACGTACGGCAACGGCTCCACGGAGTGGTTGGCTCCCAGCCTCGTCGCCTGGAACGGCGTGGCTTCCATGCACGGACTGGCCAATGGTGGAACCGCCCCGACCAGCGATCTGGTATCGCTCTACAACTCCGTCTCCATGAATACGATAGACAACGGAATCGCCATCAAGCTATTGATCGGCGTCAATCAGGTGGCCGGGTATCCGGGTGTGCGTACCGTGCGCGCCGACGTGAACTCATCGGGTGGCGGTGCCAAGGTTGCGGGACTGAACATCCACAGCAACTTGTGGGTCTCGTTGAGTGGTGTGTCGTGGGTCAATGGGACTGCTCAGACGTCGATGATCGCCCCGACACTTCTGAATAGCTGGACCAACTACCCTGGCTACCAACCCATCACCTACACCAAGATAGATGATGTGGTCTTCATCCAAGGCCTGGCGGCTCGATCCGGAGGATCAACCTTGCCCATCTTCAACTTGCCGGTCGGATATCGCCCGCCAAGCCGAGTTGTGATCAACAACCTGGCCGCTACCTTCACTGCGGGAAATGAAGGTATCGGCTCCGTCCGCATGGCGGTGGAGACCAATGGTGATGTCCACATCGACACGGGTCTCGTACCGAACGGTGCGTACCTGTCGCTCGACTTGAACTACTCCGTTACGCCCTGACCCGATCACCCATGACTAGGATGGACGACATGAAACAGCCACATGCCCATGAGGGCGCAGAAGCGCACAACCACCCACACGACCA